GACATCAAGTTTGAGCCGGTGAAGCAGGTGTACGAGCTCAGCCAGGCGATGGAGCGGCGCGATGCGGGCACTCAGGGCGATCCGGCGGTGGCTGCGGAGTCTTAGGATGTGCTCAACTTTTACACAACTCAGGTCCAGCGCTTACTGCACGACTTAAGCTTCCAGTACTGGCCCCAGCCCGAGCTAACCGACTACATCAACGAAGCCCGTTATCGGGTCGCGCAGGACACCAACTGCCTGCGTCAGGTGGTGACGGGAATGAGCCTCACCGCGCAGCAGGAGTCCTATCAGACCCAGGCCCTGATTGCTCAAGTCCAACCGACGCTCGCCCCACAACTGGTTGGCATTCAGCGCGTGTATCTGTACTGGGGCACGCAACGCCTATCGCTCGGCTACATTCCCTTTGATCGCATGTCGGCATGGCTGCGTCCGTGGCAGACCTACTATCAGCGGCCCACGACTTTCTCACGTGTCGGGGCGAATCTCATCTACTTCGCCCCCAATCCGGATCAGGTCTACACGATTGACATGGATGTGAGCGTGATCCCCAATGCGCTCACGAGCGATGCGACCGTGGAGCAGATCCCGGTGCCATTTCAGGAGCCGGTACAGTATTACGCCGCCTACAAGGCCAAGTGGAAGGAGCAGGCACAAGGGGAGGCTGAGATCTTCAAGCAGCAGTACCTGCAGACCCTGGCTTGGTGCTATCGGGGCTTCCAGCGAACCATTGTGCCCTCGGCCTACAGGACGGGCCGCTGATGGTACAGGCCACGCAACAGAAGACCGCGAAGGATGAGCGCCGGCTCGCGACGAAGGACTTTCGCGAGTTCAAGGGCGTGTTCACGCAGTCCGATCGTTCGGCGATGCCGCCGGATCACTTCTATAATCTTGAGAACCTGCAGCCGATTGGACCGAGCAATCTGCACATGGTCCCCAATATCTCAGCCGCACTGCATGACTATGCCGCCGATGAGATCTACTACGCGCAGTCCGTTCAGGTCGGAAGCGTCCAGTACGAGTTGTGCTTTGCGAGCAACGGCAAGGTCTTTGCCTATAATTTAGTCGCCAACACCTCCGCTCAGATCAACACCGGTGTCTTGCTTTCAGGGGCGGGCTCGCGCGTCGCGCAGTGGGAGAATACCTATGCGTTGTTCATCGATTCGAGCGGTTACTACAAATGGGACGGCACGACCTTTGCGGCCGTCACCGGTTCGGGCGTGCCGAGCGCCGGGGTTGATATCGCCGTGTACGCCGGGTCTGTGTGGATCGCGAATGGCCGCCTGGTCTCGATTTCTGCAGGCTACGATGGGACTAGTACCACTGATCCGACCAACGCGAGCGCGTGGGCGGTAGCCAACGGCGCGGACTTTTTGAACATGACCGACCCGGTACTGGTCGGCTCGATCACCCGGTTGTGGGCCACGGTCGGGTATTTGTTCATCTTCGGTATCACCTGCGTGTACTCGGTGAGTAATGTGTATGTGCCCACCGGGGCTGTCCCGCCCACTCCGGTGTTCACGTTGCTCCCCGTGCAGAGCGTCATTGGCACGGATCAGACCGCGAGTGTCTTCCCGTTCAACACCAGTCTGATGTTCGCCAACCGCTATGGTGGCTGGGTGACGGATGGGGTCAATTGCGAGCGCTTCAGTGAGGCCATTGACGGCACCTGGCAGTATCTCTCTTTCAGTCCTGCGATCAGTGGTGGCTACTGCATCGTCAATAATATTCTCTGCAGTGCTTTTCTGCTCAACCGCAGCAATGACCCGAACTTCGGTTCAGACACGGTGCTGGGCATGTGGTTCAACAGCAAGTGGTGGTTCGCGAACTTCGGCGCGATCACCTTCATCAACACCGCCATCATCAATGGCGTACCGACTCTGTGCGCTTTCTTAGGGAACAAGCTCTACACGTTATTCACCAGCACGGCTAGTTTCCCCCAAGGCATCGCGCAGACCCCGTTGTGGGACATGGATGATCCGCTTTCGGATAAGGAAGTCATTCGGGCTGGATTCCAGACCATTATTTCCAATGGATCGGGCTCTATCTCGAGCACCGTGGATGGCTTAGAGGGTGAGGCCCCGTTCCAGGAGAATGTGAATTCCACCATCACCTTTGTTGGGGCAGGAGGGGTCCCGATCACTTTCACTGGAGCCGCAGGTGCACCGATCACGTGGACGACCTTCGGCATGTACACGCTCTTTTCTGGCGATCCGCCTGCCACGTACAGCAAGAATGTGGGGATGACGATAACCGCCACCGACGTGGATCTGCAATTGGTGGGCATTTACATGGACTCGAAAGTCGGTCAGCGCTGGAAGTCAAACTGATGGCTCTTGTCATCTCCTATACGTTTATCACCGAATCTGGTCTGGTCACGGCCGGTCAGTTAGATGCGAACTTTGCCCAGCTTTTAAACTACTTCAACACGAGCCTGCCGGCGCCGTTCACAATTGCGCCCACCGCAGGCGTTGCCCTCACCCTCACTGCGGCCGCCACCACCCTGGCGCTCGATGTCAATGCGTCAGCGGGCGCCGCCGCGGCAGGTTTTGTCGCGCCCAATACCACGGGTGAGTCCTTTGGTGTCTCGATTCAGGCCGGCACCAACGCGTCGGACTATGCGCTGAAAGTCAGCAACGCGGCAGCGACGGTGCTGTGGCAACTCAACGGCCTCGGTACTTTGAATCAGGCCGATGCGACCAGTGTCGTCATGGGCGTCTCGACTGGAAACACAGGCTCCGTCGCCTCGAACACACCCACGGGCATCTATTCCCCCACCGCCACCGCGGCGGTCTATCTGGTGAGCGCCGCACTGGCCGCGTCCGCGAGCAGCGCGATCTATATGTCCACCTCCTTGGTGGCTTGTTCAGGGGGCATCTTGGCGGCGACCGCGCTTTTATCGGGCAGCGGACTTCCCATCACGGTCTCGGGTGGCACGATTCTGGTCGCGCAGCTCACCGGTACGACCCAGGCGGCTGGGATCAATTACAACATTCAGAGGTTGGTGTGATGCCGGTTCACTCCCAAGGCACCCCACTCAATATCTCCCAGCGCAAAAAGGGCGTGACGGGCCTGAATGCGACGAGCGATAACATCCGCGCGATGTTGCCCCCGGTCTCTCCGGCGGCGGTGCGCAGTGCCTTGGCACTGGCCCCTTTTGCGCCCACGCGCGTCACCGGGATCAGCGCGACCACGACACCGGCCAACAACTTGCGAGGGACCGCGACCTTTGTAGCGGCCACCACGGTAGCTGTGGTTTTTGGCACCGCCGAGGCGGATGCGAATTACTTTGTGGCGCTCGAAGGCAATGCGGCCGGCTTCTGCTGGGTCACGGCCAAGGCCACGACGGGCTTTACCCTCAATTGTTCGGTGTCTAACAGTAACCCCACCGACTGGATCATGGTGCGCTGATGGCAGGGATCACCGGGAATATCGATTCCACGCAGACAGCCCTTACTGACCCGTCCTCACTGGCCTCGGGCTCGCTCGGGCAGGAGGATCTGGGGAATCTCCTGCAATCGGATGATCAGGTGTGGAATTCGGGACTTCAAAGCGCCGGTGTTACCACTGGTTTGGGGGCTCCTGGTGGTTCTCTCAGCAGCGCCATCAATTCTGACTACGGCTCGGCATCCTCCGCGGTGGACTCCTCGGCAGGCTCGGGCATCAGCACTGACTTGGGCTCGATTCTCTCCAGCATTGCTGGGAGCAATCTGGGCACGCTCGCCGGCTATGGTGGCGTGTACGCACTGCTCGCGGACCAGGCGAGCAGCACGCAGACGCAGAACAATGCGCTCGCCGGGCAGATCTCGGCGATCGGACAGCCGCTGGTCACAGAAGGGCAGGGACTGACCAGCGCCTTCGGTCAGGGCCAGCTCACGACGCCCTATCAGGAGCAGGTGACCGCGGCAGAAAACGCGAATCAGAACACCGCGACCAGTCAGGGCCAGCAGGTGGCTCGATTGCTCGCCAATTCGGGGGGTGGGCAGAACGTGCAGGGCGCACAGGCGAGCGAATCCCAGCAGATCACCACCGCCCAGACGCAGGCCAATACCAATGCGATCTCCCAGGCCTTCCAGAACGAGCTCACCAGCGGGTTGGGGCTCGTGGGTACGGGCGGTCAGTACGTGCAAAGCGGTATCCAGCAGGAGATCTCCAGCAACACGGCGCTGCAGGGCCAGCTTTCAAACCTCATGGGCACTTTGGCTCAAGCCTACGCCCGCCAGACCAGCGGGAGCGGGTCGAGCGGTACGCCCACCGGCTCGCTGGGCAGCATTCTCAGCGGCCTGCTCGGGAAAGGTGCCAGTACGACTGCCAGTTCTTTGACCAGCGGGATCAATGCGGATACGAGCGGGAATCTGACCTCACTCGCCGGCCAGACCCAGCCCGCCTCATCCCTGGACGGTCAAAACTTTGGCAACATCGACTCCAATATCAACGCCGATACCTTGAGCAATCAGGCTTCCCTCGACACGAGCAATTTGAACAACTCCAGCATCAGCTTAGGAGATCTGGTGAGCAATGAAAGCGACGCCGGGGGTGTCGCGAGCGACATATCGGATTTCTCGGCGGGTAGTGCTGCCGCAGGCACTACTTTAGGTTCCACTGCGGCAAACCTCTCGGACTCTGATGTGGCAAGCGGTATACCCAGCACGGATTTCTCAGAAGTGACCAATAGCCTGCCTTCAGCCAATTTCGCCTCGGATCTGTCGATCGCAGGGGATGCCGGTGCGGTGGCGGGTCTTGTGACCGATCCGACCAATCCGGTGAACGACATCAAGGCGGCGGGCGCCTTGGGGAATGTCTATCAGGCCGCCACGGCCGGCACGGGGGCCGCCTCGGATACCATCGGGGCTATCACGCCCTATTTGGGACTGGCAGGGGCGGCGGCCGGCATGGCATTGAGCGACTACCAACTGCTCGACCCAGCCAACACGCCCGACAGCATCACGAGCATGCCGGCGGGTGCCTCGATTGGCAAGTTGCCATCGGGCAACAGTTTGCTCGAGGACGGCTCGATTGGGGTCGGCGCGGGCACTCAGCAGACTGCAGGCTCGGGTGAGATCTATAACACGGTCAGCGGTACTCCCCAGTGGATCGGGCAGGCCGACTCCGGCGCGCTGGAGCAGGACTACGATAACTACGAGGCCGCAGCGTCCGGCAAGACCACGGGGGAGGCACAATCGACTTATGACGCGGCCAACACCAAAACAGCCACCACGGGACTGGGCACCTCCATCACGACGACCCCTACGGGCCTTTCGGCGCAGGCGGGGGCGGCGAGTGCCACCGGTCAATTGACGCCCACCGAGCAGGCGACGGATGAAAAGAGTGCGGAGTCCAGCATGGCGAGCATCTACAATTCATTGGGGGGTGAGAAATACTGGGGGGTGAGCCAGCAGGCGTGGATGGAGAGCCTGATGAGCTCTTTGGGCTCATTCTCTCAAGGCACCGAATGGGCGAGGACCTGAGAGGCTTTTATGGCAGACCCCACTACTGACGCGGCTCCCACCCCGGACGACTCACAGGGCCTCTCCGCGGCTCTGGCGAGATCCAGCGATGCGTTTGGCAATTTGTCGATGTCGAGCGATCAGCTTGCCAGCCTCAAGGCCGACTTGGGCGACAGCCAGAACGCCGAGGATGCGCTCACGGGCGCTGAGATCAAAAACGACTCCGCGCAGTTTCAGGGCAAGGCCCCTGAGCAGGACGCCCATTTGCTCTCGGGTCTCATGCCGCTGCTGGCCATTGGTGCCTTCGCCGGCAAGGCCACCAAGCTCAATGCCAGTGCCATGCTCGGGGCCTCGATCGGCATGACCGATGGGTATCTCAACGGCAAGCAGCAGGTCTACGAGGAAAACAAAAAGAAGTATGAGGAGGCCTATCAGCAGTTCAAGGACCGCCAAGCCGAGCAGGACAAGATCTACAAAGAGATGCGCGAGGCCTACAAGGGGCGCATTGATGCGGATATCAAGGCGCTCGAATTCGCCCGACAGGTCACGCAGGATCAGGCCGCCAATCAGGCAACGCTGTTACGCGATCATGAGACCGTCAAACAGCACGCGGCTGAATTGGAAAAAATACAGCAACGGCTTGATGAGACCAAGTACGAGGATCACGTAAAGAATTATTTTGAGCAGCAGAAGATCGATCTGGCCAAAGCCAACGCGGCACC